GCGAGCATACTCTCTAATATTACTATTAATGATATTGTATCTAAGGGTGTGGCTAACACAACACAGTCCTCTGTTACAGCAACTCTTACAGCGAATACAGTAGATAGTTTAGCTGATGCCAACATAACTTTTAACGGAGTTAATGCAGCTGCTACGCCTAACAATTTCTTTGACGTAGATGCTAAAGCTAATTTTACTGTTACAGGGTCTTCCTCTAGTGCTATAGTACAGGACGTCTTATACAACTTAACGGCTAATATAATACAACCTGCTGTAACTGCGTCCTTTAATACAGGTACACTAGACTATAGACTTACTGCAAACATAACGCCAACAGGTGCTTTTGCAACGAGTACCGCTAGTGACTTTGGTGATGTAGATGCTAAGGCAAATATTACTACAGTAGGTACTAGCAGCAATACTGCAGTAAATGACTTTGCTGATGTAACAGGCTTAGCTAACGTAACACCCTCTAGTGCTACTGCTTTCCTTAGCATTTATATTGGTAACTTTGCAGATGAAGATGCTCAGGCTACCGCTTTCATACCTCCTGCTGTAGGTACTGCAAGTATAAAAGATGTTGACTTTTCTGCTGATTCACTTATAACTACAGGTAGTACGTCTGCTTTATTAAACGTATCTACATTAGATGCTTTAGGTGGAGCTAAAGCTACCTTCTCCGGTACATTAGCTAATCTATATAATAACTTATTAGATACTACTGTTGTAAAATTCCCATATGCAGACTATGCAGATCAGTATAACAGGGCTAATACTCTTTATATTGTCTCATACGAAGGCAGTAAGAAAGTACATGTAGTATCTGAAGACAGAACGGTTTATACAGAAAGTAAACAAGATAACAATATAGTTTACATAACAGAAGAAAACTATACCGTTTACATAGGTAAACAACAAGGAAGCAATACCGTCTATATTGCAGCGTAAGGAATAACTATGTCATATAAATGGCCCGATAAAGATAAAGATGAGATCGTAGATTACAGTGTAGACTGGTCACGGTTTCTTGGTAGTGATACTATTTCTTCAGCCCTATGGTTTATTAAAGATGCTGATGGTGTTAAGACACAGTTAGCAGATGCTGATGTAGTCAATGGGTTGCAGTTTGTTACAGGAACACAGACGCTATATGTAGCTACGGCACGGTTTTCTTTAGGCACAAATAATACTAGATACTTGATTACATGTCAGATCACTACGTCATCTGGTCTCCAGTATGAGCGCAGTATATTCCTACGTGTTAAGGAGAAATAATAATGGCCTATGATTACATAAGCTTAGTTAATGATGTTAACCGCCGCCTTAACGAAGTAGAGCTTAATACTGCTAACTTTTCTTCAGCTACAGGTTACTATAGCTTTGCTAAAGATTCTGTTAACGCAGCTATTAGACATATTGGTCAGGAAGAGTTTGAGTGGCCTTGGAACCACGTAGAAGAAACAGAAGTACTAGCTGTAGGTGAAGTTCGTTACAGTATGCCTTACGATAGTAAGACTATTAACATGAACACTTTTCGCATCAAACGTAATGCGACTCTTAATGTAGGTACTGTAAAGTTAAAAGTTTTATCTTATGAAGAATGGCTTGACAAGTTTGCTGATTCTGAGTATAACTCTACAACAAGTACATATGGTATTCCTGAGTATATAGTACGCACACCTAGTAGAGAACTTATCTTTTATCCTGCGCCTGATAAAGAGTATGAGGTAGTGTATGAATATTTTAGGACAGGCTTTGATTTAGAGGCCGCTTCAGACGTACCTACTCTTCCAGAACAATATCGCTATACCATTGTAGACGGTGCTATGTATTACGTTTACCAGTTCCGTGGCGACACCCAGGCTGCACAGTTATCCTTACAGAAGTTTGAGCAAGGCATTAAACAACTTCGTAGCTTACACATTAATCGCACTGAATACCTGCGAGATACAAGAGTACATTTCTAATGGCTACACAGTGGCAGACATTCCCTATTCAGTTTAGAGGTGGCCTCATCTCTAACCTCAGTCTTCTGCAGCAGGGTACAAATGCTGTGGGTTCTGCTACTATTTTGCAGAACTTTGAAGCTACCAGAGAGGGCGGCTACTCTAAAATAAAAGGCTATAATAAGTATAGTGACACAGAGGTTGCTGGTTCTGGTCCTGTTCTAGGATTAGCTGTTGTTGAGGCTGACCATGTAGTAGTGGCTAGAGAAAACAGCTCTAATGTAACAGAGTATTACTATGGAGCAGGGGGTGCTTGGACATCTTTAGGTGCTAGACCTTTATTAGGTAATAAGGTTCGTAATGTTATAGGCAACCTTGATGGTACTGAAAAGTTAATATTTGTTGATGGTGTTAACTACCCTGCTATATATAATACATCTACCAACGCTTTTACCGCTGTTACTGGTTTGGCAGATGTGTTAGGTGCAGAACATACAGAGGTCTTTTCAGACACGGCTTGGTACGCTAAAGGAAATAAGTTATATTTTACAGCGCCTTTTACTTTGGATGACTTTTCTTCAGCTAAGGGTTCTGGTTTTATTAACATAACAGAAGATATTACTGGTCTTGTTGTCTTTCGTAATCAACTTATTATCTTTACTGCTAACAGCATTAAAAGACTTACAGGTAAAACGCAAGCTGACTTTGATTTAGCAAGTATTACAGATCGCATAGGCTGTATTAACGGTGACACTATTCAGGAAGTTGGTGGTGACATTATGTACCTTGCTCCTGATGGTATTAGGTTACTTAGCGCAACTGATCGTATTGGTGACTTTGCTTTGGACATTGCCTCTGATCCTATCACTAAAGATGCTAACACCTTTCTTAATAGCAGTTCTAACTTTACCTCTGTTCTTATCCGTGAGAAAGCACAATACCGTATCTTTGCATATATACCTGCTGAAAAGGATGAAGTTTCTAAGGGTTTGATAGCTACTAAATTCATAGCTCAGGGTGCATCTGGTATTAGCTGGTCTACTACTTTCGGAATAAAAGCTCACGTGGCTGATAGCCGTTACTCAGGAACAGAAGAAACTATTGTATTTGCCAATGCTGACGGTTACGTATATGTAATGGATAAAGGTAGTAGCTTTGACGGAGCAGAAATTGAGTCTATATATGAATCTCCTTATATGCCCATTTCAGACCCTCAGATACGGAAGTCCTTTTATAAGATAACTCTGTACGCTGAACCTAAAGGTGATATGGATATAGCATTTAATGTTAAGTATGATTTTGATGAAAGCGGGTCTACCACTACAATACAACCGCCTGCACAAAGTGTAAGTATTACAAGTGGCGGTGTATTTGCATTTGGATCCAGTAGGTCTGTGTTTGGTAATGTTATTAGTGCACCGGGTGTTCCTCAAGTGTCTGACCCTGGAGATGCTGCAAGGTTCGGTGGTAATATAAGTAAGGTGTACCCTAATAATATTATAGGTTCAGGTAAGACCATTTCAATACGTGTGGCAGATAGGTCTATAAACCCTACATTCACACTAGATGCTGCTCTTTTAGAGTACAGCCAAAATGATAGACAGTAAGGACTAAAACATGGCAGGTTATACACGTCAGGATACAGCAAACAACATTGCTAACGGTAACGTTATTGATGCAGATGACTTTGATGCAGAGTATGATGCTATTGAGTTAGCGTTTGCTAGTTCAGGAGGTCACACTCATGACGGCACTACTGGAGGCGGTAGCCCCATTACTAAGGTAGGGCCAGTACAAGATCTTGTTATCTCTGCAACAGCGCTTACGCCTAAAACTACTAACACCTTAGACTTAGGTACTAATGCCGTTCAATTTAAGAATGCTTGGTTTGATGGTACTGTAGATACAGATGCACTTACTGTGTCAGGCAGCAGTAATATTGGTGGTAATCTTGCTGTTACAGGTAGTACTACGCTATCTAGCACCCTTACAGCATCTACCGTGGATATTAATGGGGGTGCTATTGATGGTACTACTATTGGTTCCACCAGTCATACTACAGGTAAATTTACCACTCTACAGAGTACAGGACAAGCAACACTTGCTACAGTAGATATTAACGGTGGTAATATTGATGGGGCAGCTATAGGCTCTACTAGCCCTTCTTCTGGTGCATTTACTACAATAGACTCTTCAGGTGGTATTACAGGTAACGTAACGGGTACAGTATCCGATGTATCAAACCATGACACAGATGATATTGCTGAAGGTGCTACAAACTTATACTTTACAGATCAGAGAGCTAGAGATACCCTTTCTGCTAGTGGAAGTTTAAGTTATGATTCTCTTACAGGTGCTTTTACATACACTCAAGGTAATACAGATACAGTAGCTGAAGGTTCAACTAACCAGTACTTTACTACTGCTCGTGCTAGATCTTCTGTGTCAGCTACGGGTGACATTAGCTACAACTCAGGTACAGGCGTTATTAGTTTTACACAGGGTGATACAGACACTGTAGCAGAAGGCACAACTAACCTATACTACACAGATGCACGTGCTACTGCAGCTGCTGAGGCTGCTATTAGTGTTACCGACTCTGGTGGTGACGGTAGTTTAAGTTACTCTGCTGGTGTTATTACGTACACTGGTCCTAGTGATACTGAGACACGTGCTCACTTTAGTGGTGGTACAGGCGTAAGCATCACAGACGGTGTAGTAGCTATCGGTCAGGCTGTAAGTACTACATCTAATGTTACATTTAACGACGCTATAGTTAATGGCAATCTTACCGTAAACGGTACTACTACAACAGTAAACACTGAGACACTCAACCTTGCAGATAACCAGATTGTTCTCAACTCTAATGAGACAGGCACACCTACACAGAATGGTGGTATTGAGATTGAGCGTGGCACAGATACAAACAAAACACTTGTGTGGAATGAGACAGACGATAAGTGGACAGTAGGTAGTGAAACATTTGTAGCAGGTACTTTTGAGGGTAGTGTTACAGGCGCAGTAACTGGTAATGTAGACGGAAACTTAACTGGTAATGTTACTGGTAATGTTACGGGCAACTCTGATACAGCTACAACACTTGAGACGGCTCGTACTATTACCATAGACGGTGATGTAACAGCTACAGCTACATCTTTTGATGGCTCAGCTAATATCACACTAACTACAACACAAGCTAATAACTCTGTAACTTTAGGTACACATACTACAGGGAATTATGTAGCTAGTCTTTTGGGTGGTACAGGTGTTACGCTCTCTGACAACTCAGGTGAAGGCGCTACTCCTACTATAGAAATCGGTCAGGCTGTAGCAACTACATCTAACGTAACTTTTAATGACATCTCAGTATCATCAATCTCAGGTTCTCCAACAGGTGATGGTAGTAACTTAACGGGTATTACAATAAATCAGCTGTCGGATGTAGATACAACAGGTGTAACAACAAATAGTATCTTAAAATATGATGGGACTGATTGGGTTGTAGGTACATCCACTGCCACTCTTACATTTAGTGATGCAGGTGGTACGAATACAACTTCAAAGTATAACACTTTTGATATGTATGAAGAAGGTACTTTTGCGCCGGGTGCTGGCTATGCGCAAGGCAACGTCCCTTCAGGTAGCCCTTCTAATATAGAAGGAAAGTACACTAAAGTAGGAAATCTTGTAACTGTTTTTGTTGGCGTAGATTGGGGTGATGATACAGTATCACCTGCAGTAGATGATGGTTTCTTAATTACCAACCTACCTTTTACATCTTACCAAACGGGTAATGGTAATTATGGGGCTGTGGGTACGGGGTTTCAAGCACCTATTTCAATTAGTCAGGTGGTTACAGGCACTAGCAGTAATGCTGCGTACTGGACTGCAACGGTATTGAGCACCACCCCACCCGGTTTATATGTGCATTGTACTCACGTTGATGGTACTTTAACCGACTATGATGATGAGGTTGTTTTTACTATAACGTATATGGCTTCAACATAAGAGACTATTTAGGTTAGGTTAACGTTCCTATGAGTAATATATCCTTGACATCAGACGAACTAGAAGCTATGCTAGACAGGGCTGCAAGACGTGGCGCTAAAGAAGCCCTGTCAGCTATAGGCTTGCATGATACTAATGCAGCCAAAGACATCAACGAAATGCGAAACCTATTAGAAGCGTGGAGAGATACCCGTAAAGGTATCTGGAGTACATTTGTAAAGGTAACAACAATCGCAATTATAACATTCATAGCTGGTGCAGTATGGATGCAGTTAGGGAATAAGTAATTATGGCTAAGAAGTTTGCAGGGTTCACACCAGAACAGATGGGTAAGATTATACCTGAAATGCAGGGTATGCAGGCTGATGAACAAGCTGCTTACTTAGCGTCACAGCCTGGTGCTGCTGCTCGTGTGGGTAAGATGGCAGAGGTAGCGCAGAAGCGTATTGGTATGGCTTATGGTGGCATGGCTACTAAGAAAGGCTATGCAGTAGGTGGTAGTACATCTCCTACTAATCAAGAAGAGGCAGAGCGTTTAAAGGCTGCTATGGATCCTTTAGTAGAGAACAGCCCAGAGTTAAAAGCTGCACGTGATGCGCAGAATAAGTTTAGTGCAGAGATGCAGAATAAGTTTAATGCAGGGATGCTTCCTATAGATAGGGGCTTTGGCCCACCTTTCCAGCCTGTTTTGCCGATCAAATCACTACCAGTTAGTCCCGCACTACGAGACTTGGATACAGCTAAGTCTGAAGTAATGGCATCAAACAAAGCTCTGCAGGATGCACTTGCTGCACAAAAAGCTAACCCTGAAGATAAAGCTCTAGTAGACGCCGTGAATAAGGCACAGACTGAATTAAACGCAGCTGGTGGCAGGCTTACTCAAGCACAGAACCTATATAAAGTTGCAGGTATGCCCAGCGCTACAGAGATTAAAGGTACAGCTGCTACAGACCCATCTAGGCTGGTAACTAAAGCAGATACAGCTACAGTGTCAGCCATGGATAAGGCTGCTGGTGAGATTGACCCTACTACAGGGCAACTTACTGGTGGTGCAGCTACTGCAGCCTTAACTAAGGCAGGTATTGCTCCTGGGGTTACAGCACCAGTAGTAACAGAGGCTGCTGTGTATGAGCCTGTAGAAGCTACTGCAGGTGTCGGCGTTGTAATGGATCGCCTTACTGCAGCAACAGGTAAACCTAGTGAAGAAGCTCTTGCTGAAGCTGCTCAGATGTCACCAGAAGATTTAGCCTCTTTAGGTTTATCTGTAGAGCAAATCCAAAAAGCTCGTACAGTTATAGCTCCTGACGCACGTGTCGTACAAGAAGGTGAGATGATTGAAGGCTCTACTGTTGACATGGAACGTGTCAAGAAAGAGACTAACTTTGAAGCTGCTACAGGCGCTCCTTCTACAGACGCTACAGTACAGGGTCAGCTTACAGGTTTGATGGAGCAGTTTGAGGGTAACGAACCTCCTCCATGGGCTGCTGGTGCAATGAGAGCCGCTACAGCTACTATGGCTGCACGTGGTTTAGGTGCATCGTCTATGGCAGGTCAAGCTATTATCCAA